TGGCAATGGTATTTATCTGGCGATCGCAATATAAAAAAGCTTGGTGAGCTGTACGGTAAAGTTCCAGCTATATGGAAGCGTATGGCTGACGATAACGGTAACGTAAACTCTAACTACGGTTGGCAATGGAAGCGTAACAATCAGTTAGAGCTTGTTATACAGATGTTGAAAGATAACCCTGAAACTAGACAAGCGGCTGTATCTATATACGATGCTAAAGAGTGGGACGAATATACTTTCGACACTCCGTGCACTTACGCTGTGCAGTTTACGATATTGAACGGTAAGCTCAATATGTCTGTTGTAATGCGTTCTAATGACATCTGGTACGGTTTCTGTAACGATCAGTATCAGTTTTCAAATTTACAAATGTATGTCGCCTATCAGCTTGGTTTACCAGTTGGCACATACTATCACTTCGCGCATAACTTGCATTTATATAATGATAAATTACCAGAAGATAAAATTAGAAAATTTCACATATGATGTATTACTTATACCACATACCCGGTAAAAAGATCGGGGTAACAAACGATGTTGAAGGTAGAGTTGTCAATCAACAAGGCTATGACTGGGACGAGTTTGATATTTTAGCTATGGACGAAGATATATCTCATATATCTGAACTTGAGTTAGAACTTCAACAAAAGATGGGTTATAGAGTTGACGAAAAACTTTACAAGGATCTTTTTAATAATAACAATAAACAACTAAATAATATGAAGATAAACGTAACAGAGGCAACGACTACCTTTCCGTGCCCATTAGATAAATTGAAAGGCAGATTAATGGACGAGCTTGGCATGCAGTGGGAAACTGATCACGGTGAGTTTACAATAACACAGCCAACCATTAACTGGATTATGGCTAATGTAAAAACATCTATGTATAACAAAGATCGTTGCTACATATATAATAAAGCTATGGCTAAGTATTACGACCATGATCCACATAGAAATATTACTGTTGGTACGACGCATAAAGCTGATCTTGAAAGAATAAATGATAAGCATTTTAACAAGTCTAACATCAACTGCGATGAGTGCGATGGCTCTTTGTTTGATTGTATAAGAGACTGGGCTAGAGAAAGAGATTTGTATGAAAAAGGCGATCCAAAAACTCAATACATTAAGCTAATGGAAGAAACTGGCGAAATCGGTAGAGCCATACTTAAGAATGATACTGACGAGATCATTGATGGTATCGGCGACGCTGTGGTTGTGTTAACAAATCTAGCTGAGCTTGTTGGTGTACCAATTGAAGAATGTATGCAAACCGCTTACGATGTTATATCAAAGCGTAAGGGCAAAATGATCAATGGTACGTTTGTAAAAGAACAACCTAAAACTAGTTACGGTAGACAAAGAAATACATTATAATGACAGAGCAAACAATTAAATTTAGAGATCCAGTAGTTAAAAACGTTGTCAACAAGTTTGTCAAACGTTCTGATGTAGGTTTTGAAAAGTATGGCCAAACATTAGACACTGAACGTACAACCGGTATGAAAGACCTAGTAGGTTATCTTGAGGATGTACAAGAAGAACTAATGGACGCAATACTTTATATTCAAGCTGCACGCGAAGAGCTTAGAGACTTATCTGAAGAAGCTTTAATTAAGAAGTTCGATGAAGAAGAGATCTAAAAAGCGTGGTCCTGTTAGAGCTAAAAAAGTTAGGCAGGACGGTATTAACTTTGCTTCAGGGCTAGAACGCTATATGTATCTAGCTCTGAAAAAAGCAAAGATCAAAGCTGATTACGAAGGTCAAACTTACGTAGTGCAAGAAGGCTTTGAGTTTACTCAAGCTGCTTATGAAAAGCAGTCTAATGGTAAAGGCGAATACAAGAACAGAGGAAATAAGAAAATACTACCAGTTAGATATACTCCAGACTTTGTAGCAAAAGACTTTATAATAGAGTGTAAAGGTCGAGCTAATGAAAGTTTTCCAATGCGCTGGAAAATGTTTAAAAAGTACGTAAAAGAGAATTTACCTCATGTAACTTTATATAAACCTCAAAATCAAAAGGACTGCGACGAAACTATTAAATTAATTCAAAATCAAATTAAATGAAAGAATGGGAAATAAGTTTCGGTACGTTTCCGGGGCTACTATTTGGTATTAGAACATACCAAGAAGAATTCAGAACAAACCACGTGTTGTACGTAGGTTTTTTAGATGCGTGTTTAACCATATATAAATAATAACTAATGAATAATATCCTCTCAGATATTACTGTTCACATGAAGTATGCCAAGTATATTCCCGAGCTTAACCGCCGGGAAACTTGGGAGGAGCTTGTGGATCGTAATATAGCAATGCACAAAAAGAAATACCCTAACTTAATAAGCGAAATAGATGAAGCGTACGATTACGTATATGCTAAGAAGGTTTTACCGAGCATGCGATCATTACAGTTTGCGGGCAAGCCGATCGAAATATCTCCTAACAGGTTATATAATTGTTCATATCTTCCTGCTGATAGTATCGATGCTTTTAATGAGATAATGTTTCTACTATTGTCCGGCTGTGGTGTAGGCTACTCTGTACAGAAGCATCACGTTAAAAACTTGCCAGCTATTACAAAGCCGTTTGATAAGCGTAGTAGACGTTTTGTTATTGGCGATAGTATTGAAGGTTGGTCTGACGCTGTCAAAGTGTTAGTTAAGTCTTATTTAGGCAATAAGCGTACATCTAAAATAGTATTTGACTATACTGATATTAGACCTAAAGGCGCGAGGCTTGTAACATCTGGTGGTAAAGCGCCAGGTCCTCAGCCGTTAAAAGAATGTTTAATTAAAATAGAAGGAATATTAAATGGAAAACAAGACGGAACACAACTTACCTCCCTTGAAACGCATGATATTATATGCCATATCGCTGACGCTGTTTTGGCTGGCGGCATCCGTCGCGCAGCTCTCATTAGTTTGTTTTCTGCTGGAGACGATGAAATGATAAGCTGCAAGTCTGGTGATTGGTGGGAGACTAATCCTCAGCGCGGTAGAGCTAACAACTCTGCTGTATTGATGAGACATAAAATTACTAAACAGTTTTTTATGGATCTATGGAAACGTGTAGAGCTTTCTGGTGCTGGCGAGCCTGGTATATACTTTAATAACGACAAGGACTGGGGAACTAATCCATGTTGTGAAATTGCTCTACGTCCTTTTCAGTTTTGTAATCTATGCGAAGTTAATGTCTCTGATATTAAAGATCAAGATGACTTTAACGCGAGGGTGAAAGCCGCTGCGTTCATAGGCACGTTGCAAGCTGGTTACACCGACTTCCATTACTTGAGAGAGATATGGAGAGAGACAACTGAAAAAGATGCATTGATAGGAGTGTCAATGACTGGTATTGGCTCTGGCGCCGTATTAAATTACGATATGACCAAAGCTGCTGATATTGTTAAACGTGAAAACAGCCGCGTTGCTAAGGCAATAGGTATTAATAAATCAGCAAGATGTACAACTGTAAAACCTGCAGGGACAACATCTCTGGTACTAGGAACATCTTCGGGTATTCATGCGTGGCATAATGATTATTACGTCCGTAGGATGCGCGTAGGAAAGAATGAGGCTATATATACGTATTTATCTGTACATCACCCTGAGTTAATTGAAGACGAGTTCTTCAGACCTCACGATACGGCAGTTATTTCTGTGCCTCAACAAGCTCCTGAAGGATCAATCCTAAGAACTGAATCTCCATTTGATACACTTGAGAGGGTTAAGCGCGTTGCTACTGAATGGGTGAAGTCAGGTCATAGGGTTGGTTCTAACTCACACAACGTGTCAGCTACCATATCATTGAAAGATGACGAATGGGATAAAGCTGGTGATTGGATGTGGGACAACAGAGATCATTACAATGGTCTATCAGTATTACCGTATAATGGTGGTACGTATACTCAAGCTCCGTTTGAAGACATTGACGAGGCTAAGTTTATTGAAATGTCTAAAGTGTTATCTAACGTAGACTTAACCAAGGTGGTTGAGCTAGATGACAACACAGATCTATCAGGCGAGCTTGCTTGTGCTGGTGGTAACTGTGAAGTAATTTAATCTTAAATTTAATATTATGAATGAAATTGAAACAACACTGCAAGAAATGTATGACACGTTAATGACAACGCAAGAAGATTTTGATAAGTTTAGAGCTGGCAACAAGTCTGCTGGTACTAGACTAAGAAAGTCTATGCAAGACATTAAAAGTATGGCACAGAACGTTAGAGTTCAAGTGCAAGAAGAAAAGAATGCTGTAGCAGTTTAAATAGCTAGAGCGTAAACGATAATCATTATCGCTACGTAAAGCATTTTGCTTATGTCAATTTTACGGTCCATAGGGTTATAATCACCTTATGGGCCGTTTTCTATATTAAGTAATTGTTATCTTTTGTTTATGTCTATACTAACAACGGTAACTCCACCGCTAAAAGTATAGGCAATATCAAGCCATTCGAATGTAGACTTAGGGTTTGAGTCATATTTGTCTATCAACTCTTTGCCAACGCCAAGCGCTACGCATGCTACCAGCGGCCCGTATTTAATTACTTTTTTGTTGTCAGTCCACGTAACAGCCACAGAATGCGAAGCATGTGTAAAGACATATCCCGCAGCAAAGTGATAAGCCTTGTCTTTGCTAGCAAAGTTTTGTATTGTTAATAAAATAAATAATGTAAATACAGTTACAAGCTTCATGAGGTTAAGTTTCCTTTCTTAATGAGTAGATCAACATTTCCTCCAGTTTTTTTTATTAAAAAAGCTTTTCCTGTTAAAAGCGTGTTTGGTGCAGCTACGGTTGAAACGTCTACGGTTCGTTTAAAAGGAAAAACTAAAAACTCTTCATTTTCAAAAACTAGTGTAGCTTTTGGAGGTATAACAACGTTTTTTATTAAAAATATTCCACTAGAACTAATAGCAGTTCCTCCTTCTTGAGCGGTGCTATCAAAAACTATTGACACTTCGGCGTCTGAAACATCCGTATTGCTTATAGATAGATACTCTATAGGCTTACTACCCATGCTTAAAAAATTACTATTCGTTAATTTATGTACTTCAATTTTAGCCATGTTGTTTGTATATTACGATATTGCTACTATTCCTCTATTATTCCAAAGAGTACCTGAAGATCCTCTTCTTGTTGGTAAACTACTACCGTTTAAAGAAGTCATAGTCGGTGTTGTCCCATCAGCACCATCAGCGCCATCTGCACCAGCAGGTCCTCTTGCTCCATCAGCACCTCTAGCTCCATCTGCTCCAGCAGCTCCTGTATCACCTGTATCTCCTTTTGCTCCAGCGGGTCCTTGCGGTCCTTGTGCTCCATCACCAACCTCAGCGGTTATATATCTTCTAAGCTCTTCTATGTCTTCTGTCAACTGTTGTATTGCATACAAGACAGGAGCTAAGTTATCAAGTTTGCCTATATCAGCAATATGATCGCCGTTGTTAAACGCGTCCCTTATTTCAGTTTCTTTTTCCGTGTCTATACTTTTAGAGTCTTTTGACCCGCCTGTATTCTTGTTAAATATGTCTGATGATTTTCTGTTTGCTAACGCCATAATTATAATGTATATTCCCAAACTACAGTAACTTGCATGTTAGCTGTAGCTGAGCTTGATTTTATTATTGATACTCCTAAAACATCTTCTGCACTAAACTGTGCTGTTGAGTTTGTACTAAACGTAGCTGTAGCGCTCGTGTTAGCTGTGTTTAGATTTACGCCTGTAACTGTTTCTGCTGCAGATGGGGCAAATACTCCCGCGCTAGTCGCCACCCAAAACAATACTTGGCAAGACGTACCTATAGCCGCGGTGGTATGTAGTACAACCTTAACTATCCTGCCGTTATAAGGAGCGACCATCCTATTATAGTATTGTGCGTTTGTAGGATTACTTGACTCGTTCAAGTTGTTAAAAGGCACAAAGAAATCTGCTGATGTACTAGAGCTATTCATAAAAAAGTTATGATGCGTAGTGCATATTTGTTTAACTTTATCAGAAGGCATGTCGTCAGGCAGTTGACCCTCAGTTATCGTTAAAGCCGCTTCATGTTGAGTAACACTAGACTCTGATATTCTACCATCAGCTAAAGTTCCAGTGACAATAGCGCTAGCGGCGTGATTGTGCGATAAAGCAGCGTACCTAGCATCAGATTCTGTTTCTGTATAATATCTATCGTCGTGGTTGTGTGAAGGTAGAGACGTTAAATAACTAGGATCAGAACTTGGAACCCAACTAGGTGTAACATCTGCGTTTGTAGCTACAGTATCTAACTTAGTTCCATCTGTTGCGATGTCTCTACCATCAACTGTACCTGATACAGCTATATTACCATCAACCTCAAGTTTCTCACCAGGACTCGTAGTACCAATACCAACGTTGCCAGCGTTGTTTACGTATAAATCTCCTCCTGCAGAAGCAGATCCATCTATCATTACACCACCGTCACCATCAGTATTGTATATTTCTAAATCACCGTTTCTATTATATTCTATTATACCTTGTTCTGACCCTGATTTTTCAAATATAAGCTTGACTGGAGTAGCACTACCACCACCTGAAGTAAGTTTTAAAAAGTCCGTAGCGCTACTAGATGATATTTCAAGCAGTGAGTCAGGACTAGTAGTTCCAATACCAACGTTGCCCTCTTTAGTTATAGTCATTCTTTCTTGAGGGTTTTGTGAACTAGAAACTAAAGTTGTCCAAAATCCTAGCTGACTATCTCCGCCTGTACCGCCTGACGCCCTAGTGCCTGTTATTTTAGCGTTGTAAGATGTTGGTGAGCCTGCAGAAGCAGACGTAGTAAATATTATTTCTCCACCACCACCATTCGTGTTGGTCCCGTCTACATCTAAATATAGTTGAGTTGTAGGGGAGGACGACATAGCTGTCGTTAAGTGTAGTAATGTTTCAGGACTAGTAGTGCCAATACCGACTTTGCCAGCTGAAGTCATTGAAAAATGATTAGCAGTATAATCGTCGTGTTTTAATACTAGATTACCACCAGCCACGCCAAAGAACGCGTCAACACCAGCGTTATTTGAAACTTCAATTAATGAAGAAGGGTTGTCTGAAGACTCAAACTCTGATACTATTGCACCAGCATCTACTACATGAAGACCTTGAGAAGGACTAGTTGTACCAATACCTACGTTGTTACTTCCATCTATAGTTAAAGCGTAAGAAGTGTCAGTGTCGTTATATATACCAAACTTACCGTCGTTATTTATTATACTCCAGTCATCGTTACTGTTTGAGTCTGTTAAGAATATTCTTGGATATGTGCTACTTATAGTTAAATTACCTGATATATCAGCATTACCATTTATGTCTAAAGATCCAGCTGTTAGTGAATTACTACCAACAGTTACGTTGCCAGTAAATGTTGATGTGCCCTCATAACCAATTGTTAATCTTGTTTGAGGTGAAGAATCAGCGATTGCTGATGTTTTAAATATTAAATCTGCGTTAGGACCTGATGCCGCTGCATTATTACTAAAAGCTTCAATTTCAGCTAAAACCCTAGCTCCAGGTGAAGTTGTATCAGAAGTGTAGAATTCAATGTTACCTAAACTAACACTGTCCCAATCAGGATTGTTTAAGTTTCTTGAATCTTGTATTCTTAATGTTGGCGCTGTGCCGCTAAGAACTACATCACCAGCAAAAGTTGACGTGCCAGTAGATATTGTTGTTGTTGCAGCTGTGTTACCACTGCTATCAGATTTATACAAGTAAAAACTACTATCACTCCCGTTATAAGAAGCGCTAAGTTTTGCGTACTCAAAATCGTTCCACGTTGTTTCAAAGAAGATGTTGTGGTGATAATTACCACCTTTTATTTTCATAGCAGAGTTACTGCCGTTTGTAAAAGAAGTTAACGTTGTCCAAGAAGTGCTAGCGTTTCCAGTTTCACCTAGCCGCATTCCTTCGTTGTGAGCTAGGTAGAAGCCGTTAGTTAGATTAAAATCTCCAGTAGCTGTTATAGCGCCTATGTTTTTAAGATTTCTATCTAAATCTATAAACTGCGTGCTACTACCATCGCCGATGTAAAGACCGTTGTTTGCTGCCGTACCATCTCCACCGTAAAATCTAAATATATTTCTATTAGACCAGGTGGTAGAGTTGTTAGGAAAAGCTAAAGCGTAAAAACCAGCCTCAGATGCTAGTACTACATTTTCATTAGTAGCACCCCAATTAGCTTTTATTTCATTACCAACATCACCAGCGGTTATTAAAATAGAGTCGTCATGTCCAAGTTGTATTCCTCCGTTTTCACTAATCCTACTAAGTATTGTTTTTTCAGTACCATTGTGATCTACTTTTAATAAAGGAACTTCTGTAGTGTATTCTCCAGTATCTCCTGCAGGCTCATAGTCAAACAGTATGTAACCATTAGACGTGTTAAGAGTTAACTTTGAACCGAGATTAAAAGCTCCACTAAAAGTAGGGTTGTTTATTGTGGGCTCTTCTACAACTAAGTTGCCAGTGCCTCCTATTGTTAATGTAGCGTTAGAGTTGTCTGCAGTGATAGATCCTGATTGCTCAAAGCGTATGTCAACATTGTTAGTGCCATCACCTATAAATACATCAGCACTACCATCACCTAGCAGGACGTCGCCTTGAGAATTAGATATGACAAGGTCGTTGCCATCCATGTTTATAAGACCAGCGTTAGTTCCTGAACTGTTTATAAACTGAATGTTATCTAAGTTTACTATGTCTTGTAAAAACTTTAATCCCATTATATTCTACCGCTTATTCGTTTTTTACTAGCGCCTACTACTTTAGGCGTTATAGTATCGTGTTTGCTTTTAAACACGGCTGGCGTGTTAAAGCTTATGTCTAAATTCGTGTGTTCTCCTATTTCTTCCTCATTGTCACCATCTAAAGAATAACCACAAACTAGTTGATAGCCGTGCGATTGAGGTGAAACCGTTAGCGTCTTTTCTTGCCAAGTACCAACCGCATCATCAAACCTAACCTTGTCGTGAAACCCCGTTGTGCTGCTATCAACTACACTACTATTATTACTTGTTAAATTGGTAGTTTGACCTGAGTAGCCTGTAAGGTATCTACCGTTCGCATAACTATCTCTAACTGCTCTTGCATATATATAAGGATAAGACCATCCGCTAGAGCTTTGTCCTCTAAATCTACCTTTTATAGTTACCGTTACATTAGCAGGCACAGTTATAACTTCCGTGCCTATACTGTAGTATTCATCGCCAATCGCAAAATGATACCAGTTTTTAGTGTTACCTTTTTTCCATCTTACGCCAGCGCCAGAATGTTCCATTAAAACATCTGCCTCAAAGTTCCAGCATGGATAAGCAGTCTCCATAACAACACCTGAAAGCCTATCATATTTAACTCTACTGTCAGGGCCGCTGCTTCCTACGAAGTAATCTGAAGAGCTAAGAACTCCAAAAGTATCTGTATAACCTGTGTAAACACCTGGCACCTGCTTGTACCACTTGTTGCCCATATAACTGTCTTGAAACGTTATTGATCCACTACCCACCCCATTGTAAGGCATAGTTCTAAAGCCGTCAAAATGCCATCTTCTAAATACAGAGTGAGGAGATTGATAGTAGCTATAAAAAGGTCTATTCTCTTGGTTAATAGAGAATATATTATGTATAGGATTTGAGTCTCTGTTATGGTGAAACATTAATCCGTAATCATCTGATCTAGTCATATACAAGTATGCCCATTCGTTTAGATCATACATACCGTCGTTAGCAAAGTTTGCGTAACCATTTCTTGTTCCATAGTTGTTAACAAACTGGGTGTTGTAGTGAGAAGACCATTGCCAATAACCTCTATCACCCGTGTTTATACTAGCGTTGTTTCTTACTATTAAACCTTGAGTGTGTCTAGTGTTTAAACCAGTATAATTACTTCTAGCGTTAGAGTTTATAGCTACACAGTTTTCTATTCTTGATTGAAAATCTACCCTTGAATTAGAAGCCGCGTTAACCTCGTCGTAATCACTGTTATATCCAGCTACAAATACTTGACCTCTATAGAAGTTGTTGTTAGAGTTTCCACCCATTTTTCTAAACTCAACATCTTTTAAGTGTATTTCTCTTGTGCCCGCTCTACTACTATCAGTGTAATACTCTACATAACAAAAGCATCTTTGATCGTCGTCAAGAGTTTGTATTTTTATATGCCTTTCTACGTTTATAACTAACGAGCCCTTTTTTCTGTCGTTTTCTAAGTTTGTAGTAAGAGTTAACGTGTTGCCACTTTTAGATTGTATCTCGTATTCTGTGTTGTAGTCCCAGTTAGTGTCTACGTCATTATCAACATCAACGCTTATTTTATCACCTACGTTAAAACCAGTGGCGTCAGGTATTGTTATAGTGTTAGTTCCAGCTGCTGCTGCGGCGGTAATCTTAGTTGCGTTGCGTCTTACAATGTGGCCTGATAAATGTAGCTTATCAATACCTGTTTCGTATATTTCTACGCCAGATCCTATTGTTCCAGTTATATCGCTATCTACAGTTATAGTGTTTGTTGAGGTGTCTATAGCCGTTATTGTCTTTACATTTCTATTACTACCTGCTCCAAATATTATTTTGTAGTTTACTCTAAATATAGTGCTATAATCTACAACTATAGTTCTAGCTGTAGGAGTGCTAGATACTATCGCTTTAGGACCAACAAACTTTTTTATATATATTCTATTATTAGACGAGTCCACGTCGTGCACCCAAAAGCCTTCATCTCCTTTAACTCTATAGTCTTGATTAGCTCCATTGTAAACCGCAACCCAATCTTCAGCTGCAAATCCAGTTGTACTAGCTACAGGTAAATAAGAGTCCGCTACACTTGTGTCTGAAGAAAGTGTGGTTTCTGTAAGATAGCTATCTCCTACAAACTTCCAAGAAGAATAACTTACGTTTTCTATCCATATTCCATGTTGATCTGAGTTGCTACCTACAAACTCTAAATTTATAGAATTACCAGTTGCTGATAGTAAAGCTCCAGAAGAACTACCGCCTTCTGTAAAGTCTTGTGCTGAAACACCGTTAGTTTTTGAATAATCTGAAGATCCATTGCCTTGCACTGTTATCCTACCGTTAATCTTCATTTGACCATTGGTGGCGTAATGCAAACATCCACGCACTGATATATCACCGTAACCATTAGTTGTCCTTGTGTCTGAGTCAACAGTAACTTTATGTCCTTGAGCTATAACAAAAGTATCACCATCCGCAGGAGTAGATCCTCCCCAAGTTGATGATGTAGTCCAGTTTCCAGATTGTGTGCTAGTCAGTTGTGCCATCTACTTCTTCTATTTTTTGTAAATAACTAGTATCTAGAGAGACTTCAAAAAAAAGCTTATTGTCGTCATCTATTATAGTATTTTCATTAATAGTAATAGTAGACTCTATCACATCGTTATTTACTGACAGCGTACCGTCGTTTTTATTATATTCTATTTTAATAATCATTATGTTCTAGTTATCACACATCTATACGTGCGTGAGCTGCTAACTGGTCTAAATTCAAACGTAACAAGGTTTACGGTTGTTCTAAAAACATCTACATAAACAGTTTCGTAAGTTGTCGGGTCATACAACTGAACAATAACATCTCTCGTATTTAAGTTGTGAGTTACTGTTGCAGATGTAGCGTTGGCAGCAAAAGTAACATTGCTTGAAACTCCGCTGCTAGCTTTAGCGTTTAGCTGTGTTTGTATATTGCTTGTCACGCCATCTAGATAATCAAACTCTGTAGACGTAACGCCCGTAGCGTGTAGTGTATCTAAATAGTTAAGCTCTGTAACTCCACCAGTATAGCCGTCAAGTTTGTTTAGCTCTGCAGCTGTAGAAGTTATATTTGTACCACCATACCTAATCGTAGCTACATTTAACGTGTCTAAAGCTAAACCTGTAAGTGAACTACCTTTTTTAATTTGAAATACACTACCGCCAACATTCCACTTGAAAGTTACGTCATCACCAGTTCCACCTTCTATAGTTATACCAGCGCCATCAATAGCAGCCGAAGTAGTGTTGTTACTGTCGAGCACTATGTTGTGATCAGCTATATTTACTGTTTCAGAGTTGATTATAGTAGTTGTACCTGATACTTTTAAGTTACCAGTAATAACAATTGTATCATCTGAGTCAGTACCTATAACAATATCTTCATTTGCGGTACCACTTGTAGATTCTAAGTTTGCTAGCTTAGTTAATAAAGTAGCGTTAGTCATATCAACACCTGTATTGGTGTTTGTGTTCGTAGTAAACGTAAGGTTGTTCTGCATGTATGTTTGCAGGTCTCCAATATTACCTCTCTTCAACTGGGTTGCTGATTGATCGTAAACTAACATTTGGTCTGCACTAGCAAAGTTGGCACCAAGAGCTGTCTGAGCTGTAATAGCGCTAAAGTGCACTGCGGTAGCGCCATCACCTGAAGATGTTACCTGACCAGTGTGGTTTGGGTGCGTGTAGTT